CCTGTTGAAACTTTGAAGGTCTCACCATACTCTTTGGTGGTAGCATACAATCTGCCTGAGGTCTCTTGAAATATATTCCAGGAGATCCCTTAGGTATCTGTACAAAATACACTGCACTGAATATACTATGCGAATGAGTATGGAATTCTTGGTACTTACCACTTTCATATACATTATACCACGCATCATAACAGTTATATTCTGCTTCAGATCCATAGGCAAGCGCAAGTTCTTCCACACATAGTTTAACACGTTGTATGAGTGGTTCAAACTCAAGATACTTATTAAGATCAGCAATATGAAAACAGTTATCAGGAGAATACTTACCACTTAACCAACTTGTAGTATCACCTTCATTAAATATTTTACGCAACTCTGTTATCTTATTGATAAGAATATCATTCTCCTCCGCAGTCATCAAGGACTGACGTGCATATAATGCAGTAGGAAATACTTCCTGTAGGTAATGGTAGTTAAACCAATCGCCTTTAGTAACAGAATTTACTTTAACAGTCATTCGTCTAAATCTTTCAAGTGTGGTTCTACCCAATGCTCCGTGTTATCAATACCAGCAGCGTTAACATACCGCATAATATGCTCATCAACCTGATGAAATATTGGATGAAGATCCAAGTCCATGTTAATATCATGTGCTATCTCTGCAACCTGAGCTTCAGTTAAGCAATGGTCTTTATGTAAGAGATCACATGTGGGTATTCTTTTCTCAATAAGCTCATTGAGATTAATTCTAATTTCGTAGTCTCTGTATACAGGCATAGTATTAAAGGGTTCTAAAAGGGGTCTAGGAGACCCCAGAAGGGGTCTATCTTAGATAAAGATATGATCCTGCCCAGTCTGCTCTAGTTAAGCATTGGGCATAAGATGCATCATCTAAAAGGTTGTAGCGCACATGCTTGGCGGGTTTCGCCCATGATGCTGGTTTGTACACATCACCAGTCTTTCTATCTATGAAAGCATGTACTGTTGACTGGTTATCGTCCGCAGTAATCTTGATGTACTTGCGTCCTTCTTTGATGTTGAATACGCAACCACAGGTAGGATACTTGCTGTTTACGTCCTCCTGAAGGATTTGTCCAAGCTTATGCGCTCTTTCGTAAACTGTGTCAACAAATAGTGCTTTAGTCATTGGGTTCCTTGATTGATATACTTAGTATAATACACCAATCTGAGTATGGGGGACAGAGTGTGCCACTTTATTCAGTGTCCTCATCATCCCAATCCTCATCCCAGTCTATACTATCATCAGCATCTTCCCAAAATGCCTCGTAACAATCCGCATCCTCCTCATCAAACATAGAGAGATGGTGGTTTAATGTTATCTTACCTTCTAAGGATCCAACACTTATGGTACTATCTCCCTCATTGATACAGAACCCACGCATCAACCAACGTGTTAGTTCATGCTCTGGATATGCTTCCATCATAAGATCAACCAACTCTTCAAACTGTTCGCGTTGTAAATGCTTGTACTCAGTCCATGGGTGACCTACATTCTCCTTCCAACACGGAATATAACCATCACGAAGCTCAAGCACGTTCAAATACCTCTATTCTACCGCTTATCCATTGATGAGCATAGTTAATTAGTTCATCCTCTAGTACCATAGGTTCATTAGTAAACTCAATCAGATATCCTGGTTTCTCAAATTGTAGCAAATCAAAATCATTTAGGACACGTCTTGGAGATCCCATAGGCAATTCAACATTACCAAACGTAGCATCCTCCGTAGGAACCAATATAGAATCAGAAGACATGGGCATAAAATGCGTCTCTTTATCTATCTTGTGTACTTGTCTGCGTAGATTTGGTATATGATCTGCATCTGGATCCCATCCAACACAAATGGCACCGCAATTATTTGTCAGTGCCGTAAACCTAGTGATACCAGACACTCTCATTGATGTATGAGATCCTGGTCTATAACGTAGATACTGCGGATATGCAGCAGTTTCGCTCATCCATACACCATCAGTGAACAGTAAGCATCTACTATGTAAGTAAAAACGTGTAAGGAATTCCCATGGATACTCTACATGTTCCCTCTCAAACATTTGTTTGATCATGTCAACATGATGATCCTTAACATATACCTTGTGCTCTTCAGGGTCATCCCCAAAGAACTTAAAAGCTTGTTGGCATCCTTTATGATATAGTACGGTGAGGTTCTCGAAAGTATCCCTCACTGTGATCGCTGGCATCATCTATCTACAATTTCAATAAGACCATCTTCGATTTGTTGTAACCATGTTCTACCAAACTCAGCAACGTCTGGTTCTTCTCTTGTAAACTCTATCACTATTGTGGGTTTGTCTACTGTGATTTGAACCATTGTTGAATCTGTTATAGAAAATGGAAAATGTTGTGCTAATTTCTGTTGATTGTACCAACAGTCATGCATAGGTACTAGTATACTACCATTTCCTGCTGGTGTAAAGGCCCCATTCTTCTCATAGAAATATACTCTTCTATTAGTGGCATGTAAATCCTCAAATCCCTGACATGAGACTACACCACCCTCCTCTTCAGATATTAATCTTGCAAGACCTGGGAATCTAAAATGCGTGTATGCACCATTGTGATACACAAAAGATTTATGTGCGGGACGCAAACTGTCACTCTTCCATGTACTTCCGAACATTACTGTTCTATGATGTACCTGTAATGTTTTACCGAATTCTCTTATTAACTCCTCATTCTTAGCAACAATGCCTTTCTTATTCTTCTTAATATGATCTGCAAGAACATCACTCTGTGTGAATAGAGGTATCTCCTTAAAAGGATCTGGATCGTTACCAAATATCTTCTTACCTTTGCGTGCGTCTGTTGTACTAAAAACAGTTAAACCATGCGAAGTAATACTCCTACCAAAGGAGTATTGTGCTATCCTTGAGTCCTGAGTTTCTGCAAATTGATACATGCTTACTCCTCAGTTGTGGCATCTTCTTCTGCTAGTGCTTGTGTAAGTGCTTCAAACTGAAGGTCGAAGTCATCTTCATTATAAACATTAACAACTTGTGTTGTGTTTATTGCACCAACAACAGGATCAACATGAGTAGAATCTGCTCTTGCTACTGTTTCTCTATGACGCATCAAGTCTTCCATTGGAACTACTTGCTCTGTGTCTAGTATATTATTGAGAGCAATAAGAGTACCAGACATATCAGCTTCTTCAAGTTGTCCATTTTTAACAGCCTGATATACTGCTTCAGCAATCTGAAATCTTAATGGTTCCTTATCTTCAGGCTCTAATGAATCTAGATCCATAGGAATAGGTCCATACCATTCATCATTCTTAAGCGTACCATCATTAAAGTACACTTCAAATGTATTGTCTTCTGGATTAAAGTTAGTTGCTTTATAAGTTGGAGCTACGTCAGCGTCCAATCTAAATTGTACGTCGATGTTCTCGACATTTGTTGTAGTCATTAGTTTACTTGTCCACCGTTGATTGTACCAGAGGTCAACTTAGTTATATAGGAGACTCCATCAATGGCATTTCCACCAGAGCCAGGTGTTCCTCTTCCAGATCCACCTTGAGCAGTGGATCCCCATCCACCACCTCTACCTCCTGCTCTTGAACCACATCCTGAAGCTCCTCCACCATTTCCTGGTGAATTTATTGAACCGTTCTGCCCATTGTTTCCTCCTGTTCCTCTCTGACCTCCTGGATAGCCAATACCACCACCTCCACCGCCTCCTTGTGACGTTGAGAAATTTTGATATGTTGCTTGACACTGACTTCCCTTCATACAACCATATTGTCCTGTGTTTTGGTAGGTACATTGACCACCACGGCCACCGCCGCCGCCTCCACCGCCTCCAGCGATTTGACCATTATTAATTAAAATAGATTCTTCTCTTACATATAATCCAGTTTGTCCGTTCTGTCCACCATTGGTATTAGATGTGTTTTGTCCAGCTGAACCATTACCACCTTTACCTACTACACGTTTACCACCGCCAACAACGATTAATACCTTAGACGCACCAGTTATATTGTTTATAGTTACATTTCTCTGAAGTGAATTTATATTTACAACACCGTAAACATCAGCACCACCTTGAGTATTATATCCAGAATATGATAGAGCAGTATCTAATTCAAATGTATAACCATCAGCTGCTATTGTGGTATAAGATCCTGTTTGCAAAACATCTGTAGATCCTCCTGTACACTCCATCCATCTAGTATTAACTGTCTTACCTGATGAACCATTGTTATTACTATTCAGATCAAATTGAAATCTATACACATTACCTTTATGTACTTCTCTCCAAGTTCCACCACTCTTAATATAATGTTGCTTGGCTCTTCTCCAAG